CCAGCAAGAGGATAATTATCACCACGTTCACCCTCAAATGAAAAACCTTTCTTTTCTTGGTCTTGTTTATATAAGAGTTTTATCATATCAAGAGTAGCAAGCTGCAAATCTTGAGGAACTTCTCCCGACTCATAGCCAGCTCGATATTCAACCTTTACCCCTGAAGGAAAGGGAGAGAAAGATGGCGGACCTGATAAAGTCAAAGCTGGATAACTATTTCTAATAGTTGGATAAGTACCTCTAACACCAACACCACCTACATCTCTAGTAATTTCTCCCATGTCACGGGTAAAATTGTATTCATTAGTAGCATTATGAACGTCAGTAGCTTCAGTATCTTTATTTTTTCCATCAAAATGAGTTAAAAATACTGTATCATCGTCTGGTCTAAAACGATGTGTTGGAGGAGTAATAGTAGCTTCTTTATATCGAGCTTTATTAGAAAATCTTACTTCATCAATATATCCAGCAAAATTACCGCCTATCTCTACATTTGCTGTAAAAGTGTGGTTTGACTGAGTATAACTTGCATTAGTAAATAAATTACCATTTAAATGAGTATATAGTCTTTGATTTTGTGAATCAAAAGACCATGCTACGTGTGTAAAAAATCTTGGAACATAGTTCGCAGTTGTTGTAACTCCTGTACCTCTTACTAAAGTAGAAGCTCCTCCAAAACGACTTTGAAAAATTGTTGTATCGTTAGAATCAAAACCAAATTCCATATAATTTGTCGCATCTGTGTTAAATCTGATAAGGTTGTTTTGAGGTGGAGTCGCTGCATCACTGCGAACAAATAATTCAACTGTAAAATCACCATCCTCGAATTCTAAGTTTTCAGGAATATCGCCTGAGACTAAATCATTTAAAGCTACTTCGAGAGAAGATTTTCCAAACTTTTTTACTCTTGAGTTTAGGTGTGCATCGTTTTTAAAAGTTAAAGAAACTGCTTGAGTGTCTTGAGTTCTTATAGGACGTCCAATAGTTGTTGGATCTGCTAAGATGACGTCTTCAGTGCCATTAAATTCAGAAACTTGATAGACGTTAGAAAGAGGCAATCTTGAAACCATGACTGATGTCTTACCACCATCAAACACTTCTACATAGTCATTAGCTAATAGCTCTTGACCAATATAATGCTCTACTACCCCTGTTGCGTAATTAATGATATTTGATAATCTTGCATCAGACGACGTAGAACTAATACTCAAGTAGTCTTTTACTTGAGCGAGCGTTACATAGGGATATTTTCCGAGATTCTCTTCTAAACGATCTACCATTTTATTTCCTATTCTTCCTCATCAAGATCTTCATCTTCATATTCCCACTCATCGTCCTCTTCCTCAACAACAGGATCAGGCTCAACAATAGGAGCAGACTCTTCTAACGCAGACCAATTAGCAAGGACAGACTCAATACGTTCTTCGCTGTGTCCATTTACTCTTAGCCAATGACGTGCCGCTTCGGCAGTTTTGATATCACTTGGAATATGTGCCATTTAAATTCTCCTTATAATAAAAAGGGAGGCGATGACCGCCTCCCCCTGTGTAGTTCAAAGATGTGAACCCTAAGATTAGGCTCCACACTCAACTGTAACAGCATAGCTGTAGTTGGTTGCGTCAAGAGCTGCACTTGAATTAGTCGTAAGGGCTTTAAAGTCAATACGAGTGCTCATGTACATTGCAGTAACCTGCTGACGTGGTTCGTACTCGCTCTCAATCTCGATACCGCGACGTTCTGCAATCATAAAGCCAGGCTTGTAGAGCAGGACACCGATGTCGTTGTTTTCAGCACCAACGTTATCCATGAACTCAGAGATAGCAATCGGAATACCGTAAACGGCACCAACTGAACCTGTGAGGTAGGTAGCGTTAGGACCAAACTTGTCAACTGTCTGGAAGTCAGAAGTTGTTACAAGGTTGTTGTAACCTTCGATTGAGGTGATGTATACCAGGTCGTTACCAAGCTGAAGGCCATACTTGCCAAGCTTAGTGCGGGCTGCAGCGATATCTGAAGGATCAGCTTTATCGTTTGCAGAACCTGTATCCACAGTCAGGCCAGCGCCTACGTCACCTGTCAGGTTAGTAATACCTTCAATGACAGAAGCGTAACCAGTACCAGCTGTAATAGTGTTGGTAGGCTGTGCTGTAAATCCAGTCAGAGCACCAGTACCACGCAGGATTGACTTATCAATAGCACGTGCTAAACGACGAGTTGCAGCTGCACGCAAGAAGTCGAGCAGAGGAAGAACTGTATCTTCTTCTTCGTCTTTTGCGAGGTGTGTAGTTGCCATAAACTTGTGTGGAGTAAAGTCCACTGAGCTGATGGTGTTCTGGTTGCTGGTTGGGACACGAGTAGCTTCGGCAATGCCTGTAGCAAATGTGCCAGAGGCAAACATTGCAACATCACCATCAGTGTCTTCGTCAGCGACTGGTACGCGGAATGTTTTCGCGTCAACAGCCATACGGTTAAACATTGGAGCAACAACGAGCTGCTGTTCCATTTCCGTATAAATGTTGCTAGAGAAGTTGCTTAAGAACTGGTCTACAGATGTAACAGCCTTCATACGAGCACCATATTTGGTGTCGAAGACGTCACGCTTGTTTAACAGTTTTGCAACAAGAACGGCGTTTGCCATTTCTTTTTCAGAGAATTGCTCTTTACGAGCGCTTTCTTGGTAGTGCATCTTGGAACGCTGGAGTGCAGCGATTTCTTCCTGATACTTTTCCATCTGAGCTTTCAGTTCAGCAACTTGCTCAGATTCACGTGGGGTGTAAGCGGTATTGCTATCACCTTTAACCAGCATTTGCTGGTCAGCAGCGTCTGCTTCCTTCACGATAGCTTCACCGGTCTTTTGAACCAGTTCAGCAACTGCAGGCTCAGACACTTGAGCACGAGGTGCTTCTTTTTTGATCTCTTCAGCTGGTGCAGCTTCAGTAAGATCGATTGTATCTACGACTTGATCAGCCATTTCGTCTTTCTCCTTATCAGAATTTTCGTGAAGCTCTTTAGTCAGACTTTCGCTTTTAACTGCGTCTTCACTATTTTGAATTTTTTCGACTTGTGAATGTTCTTCTGTTTTCACATTAACAACATTATCACAGTCTTCGCTATCAGCGTCAACCTCTAAAAATTTAAAGATTGGAGATTGCTCTGTAGCGACATTGGTGACTCTAAACATTTTTTCTTGATAGTTTACAAGATCACCGTGTTGAAGCTTACTTGCGTCTTCGGAAAGCAAGTTTGTGAACGGGATAGATGCCATAGGATCTCTAATCTCAAGCTCCTCTTCCTCATCATCCTTTTCAATGCCAGTGACTACTTCCTCGGTTTCCGCTTTGACCTCAACTTCTGCAGTCTCAGCTTTTTCTTCAGTAGCTTCTTCAGATTTCTCTTCTACTGTCTCATCAACAGCTTCTGTTACTTCTTCAGAAACTTCTTCTGATTTAGCCTCAACCTCAACTTCAGTTACTTCTACTTCAGCTTCTTCGGCTTTAGTTTCAATAACTTCGTCTTGTTTTGAGTTACTCATTGCTTCCTCCTCGGTTGGAGACAACGGACGTTCGTTAACAACTTCGCCCTCCTCCATACTGTGAATCGGAACACCTGCCATGGTAATGTCGTGTGTATGACCTTCGGCCTCTAACACAACTCCACCCATAACTTTATGAGCGTGGTTTTGCATATGAGATGCGTAGGTTGTTACACCATTACCACTTTCATCCATTTCTACGGTATGATAGTGACCATCGCTCATGTCGGTGATTCCTGCTTTAATTTTACGCATCTTCTTAATTTCTTCGGCGTCTGCCTCTTTTAAAGACTTTTTAAACTCATTGAATTCTTCATCAGAATTGAAAGATTTACGAATTGAGAAGAGTGAGTCTTGATTACAAGGCACTGATACGACTGAAATTTCTAACAGCTCAACATCAGTAATAATCATAGAATCATCTTCACGATTATACTTTCCATCCTTAACACGGAAACCAACAGAAAAGCTTTTTAAAGCTCCATCTTTAATAAGAGTTTGAACGCCATGATTCTTTTCAGCTGCTTCTGAAACAGCGCCTTCAACATAGATTCCTTTTTTATCAACACGAATATTATCAACACGACCGATAGGACAGTCATGCTTATGCTGATAAAGAAGAACTGGATTGCGACGATAGTTTTCTACACCTTTAGCCCATGCTTCTGCGGTGACAATATCACCAGCACGATCTTTAGCTGTAGTATTCGCATAACCAGCAATCTTTAAAGATTTTGAACCTTTTTTGAGTGCTTTAGTTTCGAAGGAACTATTCAAATAAAGGGTTTTATTCATTTATCGTATCCTCTAAATTAGTAGATTCCTCTTGGGAGGGTCTTCCACCTTGGGTGGCGTCAGTTGCGCTACCTGTGATGTTCTGTGGTACTCTTATGGTATCATTATTCTCAATTTTTGGAAATCTTAATCCTTCACGAGCTTCATTTGGGGTAATAATTCCTGTATTTACCAGAGTAGAATAGTAAACTGCTTGAGTTCTGTTGTCTGGTTGTAAAGCTGGAACTGCAAGCCTATCAGGAGAAATTGTTACCCCACCGTTGAAGAAATGAGAGAAAGCAGAACAAAATTGAGTTAGAATCGGTAAAACTGTGTGTAAGTAAAATAGTTTTTGATTTGCATCAATATTAGCATTATTTCCAGATTTTAATAAAACGTAAGGCACACCTAATGCTTTTGCCATATCTTGTTGAATGCGCTCAATTGAGTTTTCAAAGTCTAACTGATCGAAAGACTTTGTAGAAAACTCATCAATCTTTAATCCACCGTCTAAAATAGCTGGATTTCTAGCACCATCAAAAATAGTTGTATAAGAAGACCTCCAAGACTCTAAAAGACGTTCTTTAACTCTTTTAGATAAGATGTTATCTGTAGTAAGAACAAAACCTGGTAAAGCATTATTTTTAAAGAACTGTCTCTGAAACTTTATCATGTAATAATAAAGTTCCATTAGATTCAAAATTGGTTTTAGCTTTGAAGTGCCTCTAAATATTGAATTCTCGTTTTCAGCCATTATATGAATAATTTCATAGGGTTGAAATGTTATAGATTCAGCTTTTGAAGTCTGCTTACCTCGACCAAAACCATAATAATCTTGAGACTGTTGATTGTGG